CGAGGATTGGCCGATCCAGCTGCCCCGGTGGATCAGCACGCCCGCGATCTCGATCACGGCGATGCCATCTACAACTGGGTAGGGCGCATCGCCATGTTGGCGCAGGCGCTCGGCGAGGTTCCCTGCAAGAATGCTAGCCCGGGCGGGTAGGGCGGCGATACCGGGCGCATCGGTCACATCACTGCCTGACAGTTCAACCTGTCGGCCAAGTATGCGCGGCCCAAGGCCCGACAGAAACGCCATGGCTTTGGAGGGCTCAACAAGCAGCGGCGTGTTGAAGGCGCGTGCGGCAATGCGGGCGTGGAGCATCAGGATTGGTCCTCTTCAGTGCGAGAACGCGCGGTCACGTCATCGGCTGTGTCATCGCTGCCATCATCATCTTCGCTGTCGTCGTCGTTGATTGGCACTGCCTGCACGCCCTGCGCGGGCGAGCCCGGGCGGCGGAAGTCGAGGCCCAGCAATCGCTCACGTTCCCGCTCAGCCGCGATCTCGCGATCAACCTGTTCGGCGTCATAGCCGCGCTCGGCAATCGCCTGCGTACGCGATTTCAGCCCCGCTTCAATCGATGCGATTTCGGCATTGGCGTCTTTGAGCGGATCGACCCAATCCCATTTCGTGGGCAGCCAATCCGCAGTGAGTAGCTGCACGCGGTTGGCCTCATAGCCGGGCAGGGTCAGCGCACCTGACAAGACTGCCGCATCCATCCAGCGTGCATAGACGGGGCGGCAGAGCTGATAGACCATGACGGAATGCTGCCAGGCAGAAACACGGCGGCGGAATTCGATCAGGGCGAGCCGTGAGTTCGAGAAGTTCCCCTTCACCATGTCATTGGCGATGTAGGGATAAGGTATCCCCAGTGCGGCCGAGATCTGCAGCAAGGTCCGGTACTGAAACGGCTCATAGGTTCCACCGCTGTCAGCGGGTTGGCCCACGGTTACATCTTCACCTGGATCGAGCCGGACAATCTGGCCCGGGCTGATCTCAACACCGGCAGGCGTTTCGTCATCCTCGGCAGGGGCAAGGGGGTTCTCTGGCGCAGGCGAGGTGACAAACATGGCATACATCGCCGCGACCTTTTTGCGGTCGAGTTCTGCATCGTCATACTGATCGAGCAGGAACAGCTTCACGATGGCTGGCGCCAGTTTCGACACACCACGTAGCTGACCGCCCTCGACAGGATCAATGACATGGATGACCTCAGATGCGGGCACACGAACAATCTCCCCTGCCAGTCCCGGATCAGTGCTGTCACCAGGATGGCGGCGGAAAAAGTGATAAGCCACGCGCCGTCCGATGCGGTCGAACTCGATGCCCTGCCGGATGACGTTGCCATTCACCGCGATCCCCGTTTGCTCCAGTGGCAACATCTCCGCGGGTAGCATCTGTAACTGCAGGGGAACAGATAGCCCATCGCCCGCGCGGCGTATCCGGATCCGGAAGAACACCTCGCCGGCCAGAAACACCTCGCGCGCGGCGCGGCGCTGCAGGCCATAGAAGTCAGTCAGCCCCTCCGCATCAGCCTCGTCGGTCCAGGCAAGCCAGAGACGCTGCAGCTCTTCCTTGCGCGCAGCATCTCCGATTTTTGATATCGGCTTGATGCCATCGCCCACGGTATTGGCAGCCCAGCTTTCCACAGCGTTGACGGCATAGCCGTTGTTGCGCACGAGCCAGCGGGCGCGGGCGGTGATGTCAGGGCCCGAGGCTGCGATCAGCGCGTTCACATGTGCGCGCGTCGCCTGGAACCCGCGAAGGCGGCGGTGATGCTGGCCGGCATCAAAGCCACCAATGAAAGCGCCCAAACGCTGCCGCCAGTTCATCAAAGATCCTTCACGGCATAGGGGCGCAAGATGCGGCCGACGCCGCGTTGAAGTTTGGCGATGCGTCGCTCGATATCCCCTATCGCCGCGGCCAACTCGGCGTCCGAGCCATAGGTTACGGTCTTGCCGTCATAGCTGACGGATCGTGTGCCGCTGTAACGCGCAGCCAGGAGTGCGCTGTGGCGGAGTTTCAAGTCATCGAGGGTCATGCTCATTCCATGTATCTGGGCGTGCTGATCTTCCAGCCACGCCGCCGCGGCGTGGTGATGCGTCCGGCTTGTGGTTCGGTCGATTTCTCGGTCTCAGCGGTTTGCGTGATTGCTGCCGTTTGCACGCCCGCCTGCTTCTCCAGCTGCCGCCACATCCGCTCGTCGAAGCGATCTGCCCCAAGGATCCATGCGGCAGCCCGCGCATAAACGCGGGTATCCAGCGCCTCGTTGCGTTCGCGCAGCTTCTGCCATTCCTGCCGGGCAAAGCCGCGCTTGTTGCGGATAGTGACGAGCTGTTCACCCACCAGCTGTTTGAGCCATTCGCTGTCAGCCCAGTCGGGGAGATGGATCGTGCCGGCAGGATCAGCCACGCCAAGTGCACGACCTTCATTGCTCGGGCGCTCGATGCGCAGATAGCGATAGGTCTCGGCCTTGAAGGTGGCTGTGGCCACCGTCCAGAGCCGTGCACCGCGCTTCAGTTTGCGACCATTCACTGTGGCATCGACAAAGGTCGGCCCCGATACCGGTGTGGCTCGGTTGAACCCTTCCAAGCCTTTCACGGGTGCTACTTGCGCAATGCCCTGTTTGCGCGCCCAGGCATAAACAGCGGCGGACTCGTAGCCGGTATCAATCGCCAGCTTTGCCAGCGTCATGATCGCACCGTTCTGGTGCGTCCAGGTCTGAGCCAGTAACGCTGTCAGCTTGTCCCAACAGGCAGGATCATCCGGCCCGCCTGGGATAACGATGTGATCGACGAGCCAACTTTCCAGACCGCGGCCCCAAGCCCAGACATCGACCTCGATGCGGTCTTTCTGCACATCAGCCCCGGCGGTGAGGAACAAGCCAGCCATGGGCACCTGCGCGGCAAACACCTCGCGCCGATCCGCAAGCCGCTGCCATTCCGGGGCCTCACCGCTCTCAACCCATGTCTCGCCCAAGAGCGTGTTGCGCGCAGCGCGCAGCATCTCGTCCGAGCCTTGGGCTGCCAGCCAGTCCCGCGCGATCTGCTCCCAGCTTTTCCAGCCGATCGGCGAATAGAGTGCGGAGAGGTGGAAGCCGATGGCATGCGGGTTGTCGGAAACCGCTGTGCTGCGCCATTCACCACGCTCGAGCATCTGCGTCTTGTGGTGTTCGGCGATAGACTTCTCACAGCCCTCGCAATCGTAGGCCGCTGTTTCCGGCTGCCCCTTGGCCCAGCGCAGGCGTTCGAACTGCAACCACTGCATTGCATCACAATGCGGGCAGGGCACGAAATACCGCCGCTGATCGCTGGCCTCGAATTCCCGCTCGATGCGGCTCAGCCCACGGATGGTGGGGGTCGACACCATGAACACCTTGCGCCGATGCGCGAAGGTCGTCGTCCGCGCCTCGGCCAGCGTGACCGGATCACCTTCCTCGTCGGCCGAGGCCGGATAGGCGTCCACCTCATCTAGAAACACATAACGTGCAGGCATTGAGCGCAGACCGGTGGCCGAGTTCGCCCCGGTGAGCACCAGGATGCCGCCAGGGAATTCTTTCGACAGCATCGAATTGCCTGCATCGCGGGATCGCGCGGGCTGGACCCGTTCTTTCAGCGCGGCGCTGTCCTCAATCAGCGGATCAATCCGGCCACGCGATGTGCGCTTGGCCATCTCCACCGTCGGCAGCACGGCCAGCATGGGCCCTGGCGCATGATGGATTACAAAGCCGATCCAGTTGTTGCCGGCCTCCGTGGCCCCAACCTGGGCGGCCTTCATGAACGTAATCCGCTGCGCCGGATGGTTTGGTGACAGCGCATCCATGATCGCGCGCAGATACGGCGTCCGCGTTGTGCGGTATTGTCCGGGTTCCGCCGAGGCCCGCGATGACAGTTTGCGATGCGCATCCGCCCATTGCGACACTGTCAGGTCCGGATCAGGCCGTATGCCGCGGCGCCAGACACGCAGGATGTCCTCGGCGCCATCAAAGCCGAGATCAAGGCCCTCGGTCAGCTCGCCATCGTTCAGGCCCTGATCAGCATTCCCATCACTTCCTTCATTCAAGCGAGACGCGGAGGTCTGCCAGGGCGTTGAGCTGCTCTCGGACATGGGTTTCCAGCACCCTTTGCAGGATCGCAGTCTCGATTGTCACGGGCACCCCCGATACCTTCTCCATTTCTGCGGATAATTGTGCAGCCATCAGAGCGGACACGCGCGTGGGCCAGGTGACCCAGACATCGCGCTCCTGGCGCGCCAGTCGAAACACCAGCGTTTCCGCCCGTGCGCGGTCCACCAGCACGCCTTTCTTGCGCTGGATCGATAGTTGCCGCTCCTGCGCCTGGTAGACCGTCAGCGCTGTGCGCGCCTTCAGATATGACGTGCTGTCGCCGGAACCGGAGACGCTGCCGCCCCCGATCACTCCACCATCACCCCCAGCGCCCAACCCACCCCGCGAGCGCATCTGCTGGTCCGGATCGGTCATCTCGCCACGGCGTGCATCCGAGGCCTGAGCATTGATCGATCCGTCTGCAAACAGCACCAACCGGCCGTTCTTACGAGCCTTCTGCACGGCCCCGCGCGACAGGCCCGTGCGTTCGGCATAG